CTGAGAAAAGTGTTCTCTATGTAATGCTGTTGAAAAAATACCATACCAATCTTTTGTACACATATCACACCTCACAATATAAACTTTTAATTATATCATACTACGAAAATTTATTGTTGTCCAGTATTTTACAATGTATTTGAGAATGAGCCTATAATTGTACATTGGGTAGATGGATTTGTCCAGCATTATGTTTCGCTGTAGTACTAGGTGCTTTTACTAATATAAATAATTCAATGGCAGATGATGCTTCGATATATGTATTTCATGCAGATACAAAAGGACTTATTTTCAGAAAAGCTTTTGAAGATTCAGGATTTTATTTATCAGGAGTATGCCAGTGGGTTAAACAGTCACTGGTGCTGGGAAGATCGCCATATCAGTGGAGAAATGAACCTTGTTTATTTGGATGGAAGAAAAAAGGAAAACATAAATGGTATGCAGGGCGCAAAGAAACCACTGTATGGGAATTTGATAAACCCTCAAAGAGTAAACTTCATAGTACCATGAAACCCATAGCATTAATAGCATATCCAATTAAGAACAGTACAGCTGTAAATTCTATTGTTCTTGACCCATTTGGAGGAAGTGGTTCAACCCTAATAGTCTGTGAGCAGACAGATAGAATTTGCTATACCATTGAACTTGATGAAAAGTATGCAGATGTAATTGTAAAAAGATATATTGAGCAGGTTGGCTCTGATGATGAAGTTTTTTTAATTAGAGATGGAGAGAAAATAAAATACAGTGATTTAGAAAAATAAAATTAATAAAATAGTATTTGATAATCCTGTACTTTAGAGTGATTAATCTAGTAACCAAAAAAAGTACGGGAGGTGCTATTAATGAACAGGAAACAAATAGTAAAAGCATTAGAAGAGCATTTTGGAGTTAAAGCTAAGTATATGGGGACACCAAGTTTTGCATATGAAATCACTATTGATAACAATACTTTTATTATTGACCGGGTTGGGGAAATTACAACAGCAGAAGGTCATGAAGTCAAATTGGAAAGCCTGATTAATGGAGATATTGTTATGGAACATGAAAACAGACCTATAGAATTAGAAGTTGCTGTACCAATAGGAGAACATAGTGGAAAAACATTAAGAAATCTTGTAAACATGATTTACAGTAAGCAACCACTGATTAAAAAGGCATTTGGTCTAGAAGAAGATATAGTGGAAGATGATTTTAGCATTGGGGTTAATGAAACTGAGATTGAAATACTAGAAGATTTCCAAAAAGCATTAGAGGATATAGGGGAAAATAGCTGCCCAGGAATTAAATTTGATTTTTCCCAGAAAACTATCACTTTTAAATTTTACAAAGGTGATGTTAGTTCAGAGAAGTTCCAGGTATTCACTAAATTTGTGGCACTAGTAAATAAAAATGCAAAAGCCAAAAGATATGCTTCAGCTAAAGTTACAGCTACGGATAATGAAAAATACACCTTTAGGACATGGCTTTTAAGGCTTGGAATGATTGGCCCAGAGTATAAATTGGCAAGAAAAATTCTGCTTGAGAAACTTTCAGGGAATGGAGCCTTCAGAAAGCCAGATAAGGAGGCGTCCTGATGGCTAAACCAAGATGCAAATTAGCAGGCGAGAATGGAAATATATTTAATCTTATGGGTATAGCCAGTAGAACCCTTAAACAAGCCGGTCTTAAAAATGAAGCAGAGGAAATGATAGACAGGATAACAAAAACATCAAGCTACGATGAAGCATTAAGAGTAATTATGGACTATGTAGAAGTAGAATAAATCATAAAAAACCTGTGCTATTTATTGATAGAATATCGCAGAATTAACTGGATATATACCCCTTTCAGAGTTAATATGTACACTACCAAAACGGTAATAAAACACACTTTGAAGGGGGTAAGGAGTTATGAAAAGCCAAACCTTTGGCATAGAAATTGAGATGACCGGAATTACAAGGGCAAAAGCAGCAAAAGTTGCACTTAAGTATTTTGGAAACAGCGCAAAACTTGAACACAAAGGTGGCACTTACGATGAATACCGAGTGACAACTGAGGAAGGGAAAGCTTGGAAATTTGCTAGCGATGCAAGCATAAGGACAATGAGAAAAAGAAATGGTCAGCTTGTTCCAGCAGACAAAAGGTACAGCGTAGAAATGGCAAGCCCAATTTTGACCTACAAGGACATCGAAAGCTTACAAGAATTAGTAAGACAATTAAGACATGCTGGAGCAATAAGCGAAAGTAAGTATCACTGTGGAATTCATGTACATATTGGCGCAGAGAACCATACCCCGAGAACCTTAAAGAACCTGGTGAACCTGATGGCGGCAAAGGAAGAACTGATTTACAAAAGCCTTCAAATTGACCCGGCAAGGGTCAGATATTGCAAAAGGATTAACGAAAATTTGATAGAAACCATAAACAAGAAAAAGCCAAAAACCTTATTAGAACTTGCAGATATTTGGTACAGCGAATACGGTGCTGAAAATAGAAACCGCCATTACCACTCAAGCAGATACCATGGGCTTAACTTGCACAGCACTTTCACCAAAGGCACCATTGAATTCAGACTTTTCAATGGGACCATGCACGCAGGTAAAATTCGAAGCTACATTGTTTTTTCTTGGCGGTAAGCCACCAAGCATTAATTCAAAAAAGTGCAAGTGCAAAAAGGACCTACACCGATAACGAGAAATACACCTTCAGATGCTGGTTACTTCGATTAGGACTTATCGGGGATGAGTTTAAAAACTGCAGAATGCATCTTATGAAAGCCCTCGATGGAAACTCAGCATGGAGAAATCCAAGGGCTGCTTGAAACTGAAATAAACACCACAGGGGCCATAGAGCCCCCAGGTGGCAAACTGAAACCGTAAAAAGGGGAGTGATATAATGCCAACAAAAACAAAGCTTTACGGGGCCTACGGTTCCAACATGAACCTGGAGCAGATGAATTATAGATGCCCTAAAGCAAGGGCGGTTGGAACTGGAACACTGGAAGGCTATAAGCTAACCTTTCGAGGAAGTTATAAAGGAGTTGCTAATATTGAACCTTGTAAAGACACATCGGTACCTGTCGTACTGTGGGAAATAACCAAAGAATGTGAAAAGGCACTAGATAGATATGAAGGCTTTCCAAATCTATATATTAAAAAAGAAGTTGAAGTCATGGTCAGAGGCAAAGCCCAAAAAGCTATGGTGTATATAATGGCTGATAAATATACTGACAAGCCAGCAGCACCTACTGAGTATTATTTTAATGTTATTGCCAGAGGTTATTCCGATAACGGAATTAACTTAAGACCATTACAAATTGCATATTCAGAATGTTTGTCTGAACTTAGATAGGAGCCTGAGCATATGGATAAATTTTTTAGTCGAAAGTATTGTGATAGATGTGGTAGCAGCTTAGAAAATGGCCGCATCATGTCAATGTTTAATACGGATTGTATTTGCATGAGCTGCTATGAAAAAGAAAAGAAAGATAAAGATTATGATGAGGCGGTTGAAGTTGAGCGTGCTGAAATAAAGAAAGGTAATTATAATTACAAAGGTATAAGGGGTTAAAGAAAAAAGAAAATTCCGAAGAGAGGCTATCAGAGTATAGGCTCTTTTCTTTATTGATAAATTTTTTGAGATTGGGGGTGAAACCTATGGCACAAAGGGGTAGAAAACCAAAACCAACCGCAATAAAACAGCTTGAAGGAAATCCTGGGAAAAGAAAACTTAATGAATTTGAACCAAAACCAGAAAAGAAAGTACCAAGATGCCCTGCTTGGCTTGATAAAGAAGCAAAAAAGGAATGGAGAAGGTTAGCAAAGCAATTAGAACAGTTAGGTGTACTAACAGAAGTTGATATGGCTACATTTGCAGGATATTGTGAAGCCTATTCACGTTGGAAAGAGGCAGAAGAGTTTATATCAAAGCATGGAACGATTGTGAAAACACCAAGTGGTTATTGGCAACAGGTGCCACAGGTGTCCATTGCTCAAACCTATCTTAAAATTATGATTAAGTTTTGTGAGCAGTTTGGACTTACTCCATCTTCAAGAAGTAGAATTGTTGCTGATAAAGGTATTTCAGATGCAGACGATCCAATGGAAGATTTATTGAGGGTAGTGAAATAATGGAAAAATTCATACCTACAAGATTTATGCTGCCGACATCTCATTATGATGAAGAAAAAGCAGAGTATGTAATCAGTTTTATAGAAAATTTAAAACACACAAAAGGAGAATGGCATAATAAGTCATTTATACTTCTACCCTGGCAAAAGGAAATTGTACGTAATTTATTTGGTGTAATCAAAAAAGATGGATACAGACAATTTACTACCGGATATGTAGAAATTCCTAAAAAGCAGGGTAAGACAGAACTTGGGGCGGCTATTGCATTGTATATGCTTACGGCAGATGGTGAATGGGGAGCAGAAGTTTATAGCTGTGCAGCTGATAGAGCCCAAGCCAGTCTAATATACCAAGTAGCAGTAGATATGATAGGTCTTTGCCCTGCACTTAAAAGAAGACTTAAGATTATAGCATCACAAAAGAGAGTAGTATATTCAGCAATGAATTCTTTTTATCAGGTGTTATCAAGTGAAGCCTATTCTAAACATGGGATAAACCCACATGCTGTACTGTATGATGAAATTCATGTAGCAAACAGAGAAATGTTTAACGTAATGACCCATGGTGCTGCAGATGCTAGAAGACAGCCGATTAATTTTCTAATTACAACAGCAGGAAATGACAGGCATAGTATTGGATTTGAAATCCATCAAAAAGCAATAGATATCTTAGAGGGGAGAAAAGTGGATAAAACCTTTTATCCCACTATATATGCTGCAAATGAGGATGATGATTGGACATCACCTAAGGTTTGGTATAAAGCTAATCCTTCCTTAAATATAACAGTAAGCGAAGAAAAAATGGCCATTGCCTGTGAAAATGCAAAACAAAACCCTGCTGAAGAAAACCTATTCCGACAACTGAGATTAAATCAATGGGTAAAACAATCGGTACGCTGGATGCCAATGCACATATGGGATAAATGTTCATTTAAAGTTGATCCTGAAAAATTAAAGGGAAGAAAGTGCTTTGGTGGACTTGATCTTTCAAGCAGTACTGACATAACTGCTTTTGTGCTAGTTTTTCCACCAACAGCAGATGATGATAAATACTATGTACTTTCATATTTTTGGATACCAGAAGAGAACTTAAAGTTGAGAGTCAGAAGAGATCATGTACCTTACGATATATGGAAGCAGCAAGGTTATCTAAATACAACAGAAGGTAATGTCATCCACTACGGATTTATTGAAAAATTCATAGAAGAATTAGGCATGATTTATAACATAAAAGAAATAGCCTTTGACCGCTGGGGAGCTGTGCAGATGGTACAGAATCTAGAAGGATTAGGTTTTACAGTAGTTCCTTTTGGGCAGGGTTACAAAGATATGTCCCCGCCAACCAAAGAGCTTATGAAGCTTACACTCGAACAGAGAATTGCCCATGGAGGACATCCAACCCTTAAATGGATGATGGACAATATTCATGTTAGAACTGACCCTGCAGGAAATATAAAGCCAGATAAAGAAAAAAGTACAGAGCGAATAGATGGTGCTGTTGCTCTTATTATGGCCTTGGATAGAGCTATAAGGAATGAGAATAAGGATTCGGTGTATGACGAGAGAGGACTTATATTGATTTAGTTGTGTTATAATTATAGTGGTTTTGGATTGTTTTAACAAATAAAACCAAACAAAATGGTGTCAAATGACACCAAAAATGTTGACCAGTCATGTCGGGAGTGGTATAATGAAAATAACAAATGGAGAATATAATAAAGTACCAAAAACTAGAGTTGAAGTTGAAACATATCTATCAAAGCTTAAATATGCACTTAGTCAGGAAAGTACAATCATTAATTTTCAAGAAGATAGGTATGTTGATAGGGGTCGAGAAAAAGAATACACTAATACCTATACAGTAGCACAACTTTTTCCAGATGAATCTCCAAAAGATGCTATGAAGAGAGAACTTGGTAATTTAAAAGTTTATGAATATATGGAAACTGTGAAGGATTTAAGATATCCAAAGCGTTCTGAATGGTGGGTTTTTGGAAAACAGTATAATTCAAAAGATACTTATATAAAGTTTAGAGTAGAAATTGTTCAGAGAAATCATATATTTGTTATGTCATTCCATTTTTCTACTATTCCATTTTCAGAAGCTAGTTTTCCTTTTGCTGATTGTTAAGGAGGAGGAATATCAAATGAAAGTGTTAAATTCTGAAATCAAATTATGTTTAAGCTGTATGGAAGAACATGAAGTGCAGCGAGTAGAGATTTTGGAAGAGAATATTTTTAAAGGAAAACGTGTACAATACCCTGCAAGATACGAATATTGTTCAAATACAGATGAGTTTTTAACATACGATGATACTTTAGATACAAACGATATTTCGTTTAAAAATGCTTATAGAAAAGTTGTGGGTTTATTGACATCTGATGAAATTATAAGCATTAGAAATAAGTATGGAGTAAGCCAAAAAGACTTTTCTAAAATATTAGGATGGGGTTCATCAACCATTACTCGATATGAAAACCATCAAGTCCAAGACACGGTACATGACGATGTTCTTAGAAAAGTAGGAAGAGATCCGAAATGGTTTATAGAATTATTAGAGCGTGATAGAGCCGAAATAAGCAACAAAGCTTATGAAAAATATTTAAACAAGGCTAGAGAAATTTATTATGCTAATAGTAATTGCTATTTAAAAGATTCAATTGAAGCTTATTATACTAAATTTGAAAATATTCCAGAAATGACTGGGAATACGGACCTTGATTTAGATAAGGTAGTGGAAGTGATTAATTATTTAGCTTTAAATGTTCCTATGATTCATAAGGTTAAATTAATGAAGATGTTATGGTATTCAGACTTTTTACATTATAAAAGGGAAAATACATCTATAACAGGGTTTGCCTATAACGCACTTCCTATGGGAGCAGTGCCAGAGGGGCATAAGACCTTAGTTTTACTAGATGGAGTTTTTTATGACGAAGTTCCGTATGATGATTATGTAGGATATAAATTTAAGCCTGCACCCGATTTTAAAATCAAATTATTATCTGAATCTGAAATTAGTACGATAGATGAAGTCATACGCAATTTTAAGGATTACAAAACAAAAGACATAGTAAACAGAATGCATGAGGAAGAAGCTTATAAAAAAACTGGTGAAAACCAATTGATTTCTTATAAATATGCTGGAAGCTTATCGATATAACAATGATAAAGTGGTCTTGTTAGGAAAATCAAGATTTTATAATTAGATGATAGTCGCTACTTTGGCGGCTTTCGTCGTTTTCGCACTCTGTTTAGGGTGCTTTTTTCATGCCAAAAATGAGGAGGTGAGGATTTGAAAATACCCTTTATATCCAAATTAATAGAAAAGCGTTCTTCAAGTCTTGATCAAAAAATCAAGGCTTTTTTGATGGGTGAAAACATTGGTACAGAGTCAAATGCAGGAAAGAATGTATCAGAGTATAATGCCATGACTTCCACTGCCGTTTATGCCTGTGTACGGGTAATTGCAACGGGTAATTGCAGAAACGGTGGCCAGCTTACCACTTCCTTTGTATATCAGAAAAACCAATGGAAAGGAAAAAGCAACAGGTCATCCGCTATATTTCCTACTTCACGATTTACCTAATGAAGAGATGACCAGTTTTTCATTTAGAGAAACGATGATGGTCCATCTTCTGCTTTGGGGAAATGCATATGCAGAAATAGTAAGGGATGGTGGCGGAAATATTGTAGAACTCTATCCTTTACAGCCGGGCAAGATGCTTGTGGAACGGGACAGTAA